ACTTCCAGGGACGTATTTAACCAGGCTATGTATTCAGCAACCGCCCACACGTCATCTTCTGTATTAAGAATGGTGAGAGAAGCGAGTCTTGCAGCGGTGCCGTCAGCAGCGGCGACATTCCTCCGGGCCCAAGTCAAAGATTCTTTTAAGAGTTGATTGAAATCCTCTTCTTTTTCGTTCCTCAGATTTTCTAATGCACGAACATCACTGGCATGTACAATCTCATGCATCAGTGTATCCATATAATTACGTGCATCACTGCGTAGGAAAATAATGCCAGCATCTGGATCGTATCGACCATCAGTGACTCCCATATCCGCAGAATCAGCCATTTTCACTTGAATGGCTCGAGGTTCACCGGTTATACCATCTGGGAGAGTAAGCTGTGCTCGGGTAACATTGATCAATTCACGTAGACGTGTAATATCCGTATCTTCATTAAATAAATCTTGGTAGGCGCCAAATAAGACATCTAAGACATGTTCAGCATTGGGCTGATACATATTGTCTGTAGCAGTAAACCAATCCCGGAGTATGTCATCTGTATTCCCGTCATTATGAATAGCAGTATGTAATTTAACAATAATGGCATCTTTTTTAACAGTCCAAGCTCGTTCTTGTTCTTCTACCTGTAACTGTTTTAATCCGGCTCTCCACGTCTCCGCCGCTTCCGCAAGTTCCGGTGTTTTGACTGGGACTGTCGTCCCCGTAGCATCGGAAACTGAGTGAGAGGTCCCTTCTTTAGCAAAGTTAGCCACATGGGAAATTTGCTGATGGAGTTTTTTCCGCCCTTCCGTATTTTCATCAATAGCTGTCCTTAAGTCTGCAATCCATGTGTTAAAAGAAATAATAGGCGGGGTTGTATCTGTTTTTGCTACAGTGCCAAACCTAGTACGATGTGCTAGAAAATCTTGGTAGATTTCTATCTTATCAGCTTCAGAGAGGCGTGAATCTTTCTTTGCGATCAACCGTAACATTCTTTCTAAAGTCACTAATATCTCTGCAGGCATATTCCAATTTTCATGAACCTCAGCAAACTGTTGATTTGCAAAGGTACCTGCTTCATCCACTGTTTCTGGGCTCATATATATAGCATCATGTAATCCCAGGGCAGCATATTGACCCATGGTATTGCTCATAACACTACCATCGGAAGATAAGATTAAATTTACAACTGCACGTACGCCTACTTCTGCATTAGGAGTCGGTGTGGTCACAGCAGATGTCAATGAATGAGTTGAGGATGGAGTAAAACTACTACCATCAGTGCGATATCCAGTATCACTAATTTGTTCTTTTTCTGAAAAATAAGATCTACCACGAGCAGCCTTGATATCAATAGGTTCTCTTTGGAAATTGGTTAATTCAATACCATCTTCAATTGTGTTGGACAATGCCGATTTAACAATTGGAAATAATCCTTGTTTCCGCATACTGCGAAGGATTGTTTGACGATCTTTTTCTGAAAGAAAAGCGTCATTTCTTTTTTCAAAATGAGCCACTCTCCGTTTATAATCAGATACAAATATTCTATTGGCCAGCCAGGCTGCATCATTCAAATCATTACGTAGATCATAAAAACCCATCATACGGACTTCTAAGTCAGCCTGTAAGGCATGACCGAATAACATATCTGTTGCTATGCTATATTCTGTCCAAAATTGAACCGGTATTTTATGTGAAGTTCGGAGTTTGTAAAAAGCTTCTACTGTTGTAATATTGGCCATGGAAGCTAAGCGTTCTTCATACATTACTTGGCCATTTGTTTCTTTACCTTGACCGGTTTGTGCCACAATCTGGTTTCGAGTTAATAGAATAGCATAAGCTTTCTTTGCCTCTTCCAAATTTTCTTCAGTAACAACTTCCCCACCTGCGAGAGCTAATTCTGTTTTAGCTTCCCTAACTTGATCTTCCGCTTTGGCTTTACGAATTGATTGATATTGTGAACCATATGCTCCAATCATCAATGGTGACTTTGCAAAGCTTCGATCCAAATGAATGAATACATTCCTCTCTATTGAACCAATAGGATCAAAATTAAGTCGACGATCGGGCAATACTGGTAATTCTTTTCCAAAATTATCTAAAGGCGGATTCTGTAGAACAATCTTCTGACCGTTACGCATGGCCTCTACAATTTTTTCCATCTCCTTAATAACTTGCTGATAATTATCATTAGTACCTTTTTCTCCAGCAAAATCAGGATACTCTTTGTAAATATCCCTGCGGAAGAAAATACCACCTGCTTGATACTGACTCACGAGTGTATTTAGAATACTTCTATTATTCGGTACAATTTGCATGGACAATGAAGTATACCCGTTGGTCTTACCATCAGCTTCATCTGGTGCAGTGACTGTTACTTGTCTTTTATTCTGATCACCCGCTCTTAACAGATCTGCCCAAGCACGTAACGCCATAAGTGACGTGGGTCCATCATCTTCACTCAAGACAAGAGCAATAGTATCCATCTCTTCTTTTGTATACTGAACACCTTCAGCTCGCTCTGCTCTCATTATTGTCAAAGCTGCTTGATAATCTTCACTGTTAATTCGAGCATCAAAAGCCGTAATAACTTCATCTGTGGTTAAAACACTGGAATCAATATCTAAAGCAAATGCTAATCCACTCTTAAATTTATTCAAGTTTGTGTGATTAATACCTTGAGGACGTAAGCTTGTGGACTTTAAAGTAATGGCATGGGTTGACATGCTCATTGTGGCTCGGTGTAATTTATCACCCTGAGGATTGATCATATTGCTATCGATCATATTACGCCCAGTGCTGATTAAAAGATGTCCAAAATAAAATTCATCAGTACCCCATTCATTAATAGCATGGGTTAAATCATTGTAAGACCTAATATTCCGTGCATTTTTAGATTCAATAGAAGAGCGATGATCAATATGAATAGTCGTTTCAATTTGTTGTTCAGTCTTTTGTCCCATGACCTGTAACATACGCTCTTTCGTCCACGTATTAAATTCTTTAATATGCGACGGAATAAGGCGCCATGGGTGTTTGGAATTTTTTTCCAAATTCTTTGTATGTTTTACAGGAGCAGCTCTTGAACTATGTTGATAATGTGTGGGCCCAGGCGGAGCGCTATCAGACGGTCCTCGTTGATATGCATCAATAGAGAAGACATCCCGCATAAGTCGCCGGGCTTGCTGAAATTGAGTTCTCAATTGTTCGTTAATTACAGCTTCCTGATAAAACCCTACCTGATTTGGATCCGTACTTTGTGTTTTGTTGTGTATTAAGTACATTATGGTTTTCGGATTAACAGCCGTATCAACAACCTGATTACTAAGATTAGTTCGCAACCCAACTTCAATAGGATGTAATTCTACTCTATCCATCTTCTTTAAGGTACTAACTACCATAGTACCGATAGAAACTGCTAATTTTTCTTCAAACAGTGGATCTAGGTCAACTTTGTTCTTAAGTGCAATATTTGCTTGTCTAAGTACTCTATTACCAATGTTTGTGATAACTGTAGTGGCAAGAGTGCCATTTCCAAAGCGTTCTCTCTCCCAGTTAGTAATTTCAACTCCAGATGAGCGACCTAAGAGACTGTTAATTGAATCATTTGTCTTATTAACTGTGCCAGCACCATTTCCTACTAACCAATTACCCGCTTCAAGCGCCATAATAGTAGCGAAGTTCTCATCTATTTCCCCATTCTCTGCTTGAAATAAGAATTGTAAACTGTATTCCTGCAGTCTTCGTGCGATAGCAGCACCTTCTGCTCCCCTATTTGCCTTGTTAAAGGGACTATTTGGATTTTCTAAATCATTTAACAATCCTAGATGAAGATCATTAAAAGTTACTACAAAGTTATTAACAAAATTTATAACTCCATTGAATCCTTGGCGTTCTTTGAAGCTTGCATCAATATCTCTGTAGAATTTAGACCTAGTACCTCGCTCATTCAACGTAGAGAATACATTCGGGACAGCAGCAAGTAGAGAATTCACTGTTTCCCGACTATTTTGTATACCTTGTAAGATCTGAGTCGGAAGTTTAAGCTGGATAAACCGTGCTTTAAGGTCATTTCTCGTATCTAATAGCTGTTTTTCTGTCCAATTAGATGTTGGAAGTTTATTCCGACCCACTAATGCAGCTAAATGTCGTACTAGTGGCTCAGATATAAAGTCAACACTGTTACTTAAACGATTAATTAGTGTAGGTTTTAACTTTTTACCACTCAGTAAAGTCTGAGTAGACTCTATTAATTCAGTTTCTATTTCCTCATTTACTCGATTAGTTGGAGACCTGATGACGCTTTCACCATGTGTAACTTCCAAACGAGTTAGAAAATCTTCCGCAGCTAAACGAATATCCCCATCAAATTCTTCTACCTTTTGTAAAAACTGTTCTTGTGTATTTTCACTGGTAAAAGAAATATCATCCAGAGTTACATTTTCTTCTTTTAAAAGGCTCTGAATCTCTTCTGCCGTGATCCGTGCTTTCTCTAAGTCTGCTTCATCCAATTTTATGGGTTCTGAAGGCTCTGTAGGCTCCTCTACGCCCGTTTCTTCTTCTGAGGCAGCCAATGTATCAGTTTGGGTAGTTGGCTCTATTACAGGCCCGTTTATGCCCGGAATAATGAATTCCTCTTCTTCCTGAATATTCTCCGCAGAATCTGCAGAGATTATCTCTTCAATCTCCGCATCTACGTCCTCAGCTACCTCCGCAGCGGGCGCCTTTGCCTTCGGCTCGGCTTGCTGCTCGGTAGCGTCGGACGCTCTATCTTTCTCTTGGGACAGCAAAGCCGGGACGGGGGTCCCGTCTTTGACTTGGGTCTCGGCTGACGCCTCGACATCTGTCTCTGCAGTTTGTATTTCCGTAGTGCTCAGCTCAGACTCCCGAGATTCTGAAATACGGCTCTCTGTTTCGGCCAAAGAACCGGCCTCAACAGTCGCCTTTATTTCAGGACCTTGGGAGTCTTCGACTTGGGTTTCCTCGCCGGCTGGCGCCGTCTCGTCAACACTTGTTTCCGAAGGAATTGTAAGGAAACTTTCAAAGGCTTCCTGTAACTGAGCCAAATCAGCTCCCGGTATGGGTTGTTGTGCAATTTGTAAGGAATGTTCATTCAATCCTTCAAACTCAATTACCGCCTGATCAGCTAATGTCTGACGTACTGCTCCCATTTCAGCCAATTCAGAAGTCTGTAAAGCAATAAAACCAAATAATCCTGTATTCTTATTCGTTCCTTGCTGTGGTTTATACGTTATTTTTTGATTCAGCTTAAATTGTTCTTTGATTTCTTCCTCAATACCGGCAACTGTTTCATTATCTTTAATGTTGGTAACACGTTCCAGCAATTCATTTGAAGCCTTCAATTTTCTAACCTGGCTTATTATAAAATTACCTAATACTCGATCAAATCGAGAATACTCCTCAGAGTTTCCTTCCAGGACCGCTCCTTCAATTCTTATCACATGGCCGTTCAGGCCCAATTGACCCTCAACCCCATATCCCATTTTTTCTTCAATAACACGATTAATATTTTCTTTTGAAGTTCCTTGAGCCAAAAGAATCTCTTCATTTGCGTCCGCAGTCTCTTGTGCAGTTTCTAGTGTAGCTTGTGTAACCCGAACAGCATTAAGATATTGACCCATCTTAGAGTTGGTATCTGGATTCTGGAACCCTGCATATTTAGCTGCCGCCATAATGATGGCTTTCTTATCCGGATCTGCGAATAATTCTTCTTGTGAGAATTCTTTAGTGAGTTCGATAGCTTTAGTGTTAAGGGCCACATAGGCTTCATCAAAGAACCGTTCAACTGAGCCTTCAAGGGTTGCAATTTCCTCATCAGTTGCTTGCTTTTTGAATTCTCCCCAATGTCTCTGCATATCAATAAAGAGGTGTGATGCTTCCTCATCAGTTGTCTCTGCTGTTTCGGAGTCCTGAAGCATCCTTTTAATATGTTCTTCCGGCTGGTATACATTTTCCTGTTTTTCCGTTTTTATTGTACTATCAACATTTACTCCACCACCGACTGCACCATCGGCTCCTATTACTGTTACATTTTCTGTAGCAGCACCAATATCTTCATTTATTTTTTTATTTAAGTTTTTAGTAGTTTTTATGAACCCTTTAGAAAAACCGGCACCCATACGAGCAGCACCACTAAGTCCTAAACCTGAAGCAAAGCCTACTACTCCACCTTCTGCAGTTGCAGCACCAACACCAGGACCTACTTGTACTCCTGTTGTTTCTTCCCTTCCTCGTTGAGATAATGCTTCCCCAGCACCTGATTGAATTGATTCTTCAACAAATTCTCGCCCACCTGCCTTGAAACTTTCTCCTACCAAATTTCCGGTACGTCGTAAAAATCCTTTTTTTGTTTTATTTGTAAATTGCCTAAGTAATTGTGATTCCCAAGCACCCGCTCCTGAAAATTTAGAAGCAAATCCTGCTACAGCAAAATTCCAATAGAATATTTTATTAAATGCTTCTTTAGCTAAAATATCTCGAGCTGCTTCATGGCTCAAATTTTGACCCCGTAATTTTGTATATCTTTCTGAGCCAGCTAATTCTTCCGGAGTCATTACGGCTACTTGTCCGTAGACTTCTGCCGCATTCATTGCAGCTTCGGAACTAGCAATAGCTAATATACCTGCCCGGGAAGATGCTTTCTCAACTGCTGCCTTACCCGCTTTACTGGCCAAATATTCAGTCGCAACAGCGATAGCATTTTTATTAGTAGCACCTTCTTTAACTAATCGATTGGCTAAACCTCGTCCTATCGCTTCAGAAGCTACTTTTGCTGATACTTTACCAATAACACCAATTCCCAGCATATACGGTAAAGATTCTGCAGATGCATCCAAAATTCGTCCCGGATTTTCATACAGATATTCAAGACGATCCCCATATTCTGCAATACCTGCCAGAAATGCAATAGTGCCATCTAGAGCATTTGGATGTTCTTCGCTGAATTTAACAACTCGAGCATTATAAAGTGGTTCTTGTAAAAATTGTTTTTCTTTCGCATCCATTCTTTCACGAAAATTTTTACTATTTGTTGAAAAATGTTCTTTCGCATTTTTAATGCGATCTCTATTATTTTCAAAGAATTGATTTAATTCTGGTGGCACAGATTTACCTGAGGCAACAGATTGACCAATGGCTACAAATTGGGCAATAGTATTCGCTACAGTAGCTATGGTGCCCACAAAACCTACAGGAGAATCCTGAAACATGGCTTCTACTAAAGAACGATCCTGGGGCTTAACAAAATTTGAAGGGTCTTCCAGAAAATCTGCCACTTGTTCTTGGGCATTAAATGGTGAAGTATATCCTGCTTGTACACCACCCGATATTTCTTTTAGTGCATCCGGATTTTCAAATCTGCCAAGGGCCCGCCCATATTTATCACCTTTCCTATCAAGGCGCATTGGTTGACCGCGAAGAGATTCTATTCCATCAATAAGGCGTTGATGTTGTGCTATGCCTGCATTATACAAATCTTGATTTGAAATATCATCGAAATCCTTACCCAATTGTAGGGCTAAGGCTTCTCTATGGAAATCTGCACGACGCGGATTATCCGCATAAGGGTCATGGCCAGGTCGACCTTCTGGTATTTGATCTTTTTTAATTTCAAAAGTATCGTATGTTTGTCCCGCTGGAAGGGCAAAACGCATAGTTAATGGTTTTCCATCTGTAGTGAATTGAGTTTTATGGACTAACGTATCGCCATCAAGAGGTTTAATCCATTCATCTGGATCAAATATTGTGTAAGAGGGATCTAATCGTCTAGCACGGGCATTTTGTGTATTGGCTATACTCTGCTTCTTACTAGCCAGAGTATCGTCAATGTTTTTGCCAGAAATTCCCGCTAACCGGTCATATACACTAGGCATTATATTTACTCGCCTAATCGAGCGACAGCAGCTTCACCTGCAGAAGCTACAGCAGCATCAATGGCTGAGGTGTCAGATTTTGGACCACCAAAGGGTAATGCTGAATTATCTATTCCTTTAAGTAACTGTTGTAAGAAATTTGTAGCGGGATCCACACCACCATTAAATTGAGGATCTACTTTTAACATGAGACCTGCTTCTCTTGTATATATGTCAACAGCCCGATCAACATCGTCTTTACTCGGCATTCCATGAACTTCATCATCACCAATATCCGGATCAAATTCTACATTCTCAGTTAACTGGGTAAAAAGTTGCCTATTCCCACCTACTCGAGCTAAAAGATCATCAATTTCTTCTTGAGCTTTCTTTGGAAGATCTTTATCCTCAGTAATACCCAAAGCAATAGAAGAACCTGGTTTCAGGAAACCTACACCTTTTGTCTGTCTTTTAATTTGACGGTGAGCTTGTTCTTTACTCAACTTATTATCTTTTGCCGAATCTTTGTCTAACACAGTAATTGTGCCATCCGGATTTGCAGCTATTTGCCAAAGATTAGAATTATTCGTACCAGTAGCCATTGAGGCAAGGACATTCCTTTGACGCTCAATATTCTTATTAATAGACTCTTGCCGAACATCGGCTCGAGCTTCCGCTCTTTCTGAGCGGGCTGCTACTTGAGAACCTAATGAACTATCCGCAATGGCTTCTCGACTTGCAGTATTATTTATTAAATATTCTGCCAAAAATCCTGGAGCTAACTCTGTTTTATTCTGAGCAATATGGTTTTGTAAGGGCTCAGTAATATCATCCAATAATCGCTGTCGCAAAACTGGATCATTAATATCATCTCTTGCATTTAATGCTGCAATAGCTTGAGTAGCTGCTTCCCTTGCAGGAGCATTTGCTTCTAATTGGAAACGAGAGAAAGCTGCATCTATGGCAATGCTGGCTGACCTATTCTCTTGTACCCGAGCAATCTCTGCATTTTGATTTGCTAATTGCGATTGCCTAATTTCTACACCTTTTTGTCGAAGTTCTATATCTGACTGAGCTAATTCATCAGCGGTGTCTTCTCTCGCTAGTGCTCGAGCAATTGCTTGTGGTGTATTTGCCCGTTCTTCCTCAATTGCTTGGGCAGTACTTAATCGAGTACTCGCTTTACTAGCACCGACATCGGCGCCAGTAACATCTTGTGTATTCATCCGATCAAGGATTGTAGCAATATCGACTCCAGCCGGGAGATTTTGCAAATCATCAGAATCAATAGAACCGTCTTTAGCAAAAATAGAAGATAATGCCTCATTAGTAATACTTTCCTGATCCCTGTCTTCACCTTCTCGAATTTGGACAATCCGCTCACGAGCACTTCGTCCTGCTCGACCAAAAGCAGAAGAGGCAATTCCTAAAGCAGAAGCAGGATTGCCGGTAACAGTATTTGTAACATTACGCCAAGTAATTGGTCTAGCCATTATATTCTCCGTTATCCACCAATCTTACGATCATTGAGGAAACTGCCTAAAGATTCAAAAGATTGTCCACGAGAGGCTGCTGAAGCATTACGGGCAGTCCATCGATCTTTCAGAGTATTTTCATAATCCTTAACTTGAGCATTGAAGTTTTTATTAAATGCGCTTTTTTGAAAACTCAAGGTATCTTTTGCTAAACCCAGGGCTTTAAAACCAGAATAAATATTAGCTAATTGTGAAAAGCCACTTACTCCACTTTGGAAACCTTCAGATTTAAATAGGTTACCCAATTGTCCAAATAACCCACCACCGGAATTCTGATCAGCGCCAAATGGCTGTAAGAAACCAGAAGAACTGGGATCCATAAGAGAAAATGGACTCGCGTTCTGTTGTTGAGTACCACTTAAATTTAAGGCACTCCCTTGTCCAGAAAGAAATTGGTCCATATTTATAAATGAATTTTGGTTGCCAGCCATTATACTGCTCCTCGTTGTTTTGCAAAATCATTAAACATTCCGTCTAGGACGGTTGATTGTCCTGCTGCCTGCGGCAATATTAGAGCCACATCAGTAAAATTAGAAATTAGTTCATATCCTTGAACCCCTGGATTAGGTTCAAGGACACGGGCAAAGTATGAGTCGGCTAACTCAGATTGTCCTTGTCTTATATATATATTAACTAAATCCAGTGGATCTAGCCAGCTCGGAACAGGTCCGAAAGCATCCCATGCGTCCTGTAACTCCTGTTGTCTTTCCTTGGCACTTGATATGAAGTCTCTAAGGTCCGCTTCGAGCTTCTCTAAGACAAGTGTACTATAAACTGTGAACCCCATGTTATATATTGGATAAGTTGCGCTAATAAATGCTTGAGCAGACGCCCAACCTGGACTCTCCACCACTTGATGGAAAGTGTCTGCTATATTACCAAAACCACCTGCACTATAAAAGAAAGCGACGGCTGCAATAATAGCAAATAGCTGGCCCGCTCGTCCTCCAATATTTGATGCAGCAGTAGAAATTATCCACCCAATAGCAAAGGTGAAGGCAACAACTGCCGCAACATAGGCTATTGTACTGGCTGTAGCAAATTGCAAAAATGCCATAGCCTCCTTCAGAAAACCTGGATTCATAATAGCGTATATGATAAGAATAATGGCGATAATAATAATCACCCATTTAAAGAATCCTGTCTGGTACCATCGCACTTTCGTTCTTTGTACCAAGAATACCGTAGTCGTTAGTGCATCCGTACAAACTTCTTCTCGATGTAGGGTCGGCACTTCTTTTAGAGACTTGTAGAGAATTGGCATTCTAAATTCTGCTGTCTCCTCATCGTCACCAAATAACAATGCTTCAGCGTACCTAAAACGATAATTATTGGTGTCATTGTCTTTGGTATTAATCTTGTACCGCATACTCAAACCCATGATGAGCATTTGTTGATAACCCTGAGGTACTCCTGGATTATCTGGGTCATCTGGATTTTGTCTGGTGATCACAATTAAGTCATGATATCCCTGCTTGTCGGGATCATTTCCCCAGATTCCTAATGCTGTCCCAGGACCAATAACCGCATCTACCGCAGTCTGGTAAGCGGGATCTGTACCAGTCTGTTCTAATTCAATAATGTCAATCGATATTTCCTTGCCCGCGAGAGAAGCATACTGGCCGGCGAAGGATTTTGTCTCAATATACGACCAACGGTATTCCACGTTATAACCATTAATGCCCGCCTCACTGATGTTTAATTCTGTAATGGGCTGTGCACTGAGGTACCGGTTTCCCGAAAGTGATGTGAGATATGTATAGTAATCCGCTGCATTATAGGTGGACCATCCTTCTAATTCTGAAAAGAAATACCAAAGATACTCTTTGGATCCACGGACATCGGTTTGGATGGGCACACCATAATGTACAAAGAAATCCCAGATCTCTCCACCTTTTTGGGGGTCATTAGCTTCAGCTTCTAAAAAGCCATCCTTTAAGTCCGTCCCAGACGTGTTTAAACGCCTCAGGAGCTTATTTGTCGTAATTGCTAACTGAGAATTAGGGTCTTGATCGAACCATACCTTATCGTGCATTAGAACAGCTACAGGAAGGTACTCTCCTTCCCGGGCATCCAATTGAATATCTAATTCAAAAGCAGGATCAACACCTGAACCAATCAGGTATGTCCAATAATAGGTTTTACCGTCTAACTCATAGCGAACCATTACATGGGATCCAGTCAGGTATTCTGAGATGTCTATTTTGGTCCCTACGGTAAATACTTGGGCCGCTCCAAGATTATCGGTGTAATCAAAGGTGACGGTATATATCCCATCAATGCGATCATCCAGACCCATTAGTGCGAAAGCATCTGGACCAAATTCTCCGAGTAAATCAAGTCCAGGATCATCCAAATCAATAATGAACCGAATGTATCCAAAATCATTGCTCGCATCATAATGATCACTGGTATCCGGATTGACTACCGGAATTTTCGTAGTAACCAATACATCATCCCAATGTGTATCTGCCGGTAACCCACCATTGGAAGTCCAATCAAAGTAATCGTCATCTGTGAATACGGCTTGGATTGCTTTGGACAGTAGGAATTCTTCATCAAAAATACCTGCCTGAGACCAGGTAATGGCATCGTACGCACCTATCGCCCGGGTGAGAGCCGCTTCAATAGCATCAGGAGCAATGGTAATTAGATTTAAATTACTGGTAGGGAAGCCACGAATGTATCCATCGGCCTTACTGGCATATCGCATCATGGCCTTGGCTCGGGCAAAGTAATCTGTCTGAATGCCCATCATAATGGCACCAGACATAGTATCATTGCCCGAAATAGATGTTTGTAGTATTTGACTTTTTACTGTAGCTGGTCTGTCGTCAACCTCGAACATAGGAGCCGAACCTGCATAAGCAGCATATCGTGTTTTACCACTAAATAATCCCATGGTGCTTCATCAGACGCCCGCAATAGCAGAAGCGGTGGTCTGAGCTTGACCAATTGCAGTAACAGCCTGGTTACCTAACGTAGCAGCTCCAGGAGTTTCCTGCACAGATTGGAATACGGCATCGTAGTCTGCAAACAGTTTAGCTGACTTAACCTGTAGATCTCCAGAGAAACCTAATTTTTGAGCAGTCAGTAATGACATTTGCTTACCAATGAGGCTACCAGAAGCAGCTATACCACTTTGTGTATTAGCATTCTCAGTAACTACCTTGGCTATCAGGAACAGTATTTCTTGGTCAACCTTCAGTCCCTGTTTAACAATCAGCGCTTGCTGTACCACCAGATGTGCAATTTCTGCGGTAATTTTCAGTACTTGATTGTCGAGTACATCAATTTCTGACTGAAGCTTGGTTGCCTGTAAGGGGAGTAAGGTATCAATTTCATACCGGATCCTCTCTTGTTCCAGTAGACTCATTGCTATTTGTTCATCAATGAGATTTTCTTGTGAGGTAATTAAACTAATTTCAGCTTTTGCTTTGTCTCTCTGTTCTGTAATAAGCATAGTGCCCAGTAAATACTGGGTAGTGTATTGCATAACACCCTGGATAGCCCCGACGTACACCTTGGCATATTCTGTACCACGTAATCGGCTCTGTTTATATTCTTTATCCAGATGAAACTCTACGGATTTCATCAGTTGATCGAACAGGCCCTCGTTGAGGGCCAAGTTCGTGAATTGTGGAAACGTAGGTTTCTGTATTTGGTCGGGGCTATGCTCAGTCATCATTTATCCTTTTATAAACCATTACCGGCGAGGGCTTGACGTGCAGCTAAGTCATCCAACTCTTCCCGAGTCAATGGCGGAAGGTCTTCAACAGCATATTCCTTCATTAACTTACCCTTACGGATATCCGGGCCGCCCTGTGGATTCTTTGCATTGTAAAATACAGTGCATTGCCTCTCTTTTAGCATATCGTAAATAATCTGCGGAATATGATAGGGCTCACCATTGAAAGGAATATACTTTTTGAACGTTCCTAATTTAGCGGAACCTACAGATATCCATTCACCAGGCCAGTCTTTCTTAGCCGGATTCATATTCTGTAACCGAACACGTCTAAGTCTCGAGTGGGCAGGACGAATCTTAGATGCTAGGTTGTCTCTAAATACCTTGAAACCCTTCTCGTCGAGTACGCCACCCATCTTAGGATCAACTTCTGGTACATGTGAAACATCGCACATTACCCCAGCAATTTCAACCATACGTGGTTCAACTTGGGGTTCTAGATCTGCTTCCGCATAAGGATTCTGAACCAAATGGGCATTAATTATGTCCGCAATTTTATCAGGTCCTGCGCGGTGATGGTATGGTAATCCGAGCGCATCAGCTCGGGATTTGAGTACTTCTAATGCTGTATTGTCAGTCATATCAATATCCTCTAGTCCAGTGTAATTCTATTGTCAATAGAATCCCCACCAAATGGTGGGGATTCCGGTTATTGTTGCATTACTCAGAGAGTAGCAACCGACTTCAGAAGAGCGATCCTTTCAGAGCGCAGAGTCATGAAGCCGTAGTACCACTTGATTGAGTAGAACCCAACCTCGCCGTACGGATCATTGCGATCAGCGGTATCACGACCAGGCTTCTTATGAGTGATGGTAAACTTTACAGTTTTCCCATCAGTCTGGAAACCTACAGTCGTAAAGGAGCCGTCACCAACAACCAGGAACGGGTAAACGTTAACCTTGGCGACACCTGATTCGTCTGCTGACCAGTTAACGACTTCATCAGCCGTATTGCCAACTGAGGCACCAGAAGCGTCCCAATGCATCATTTCCGGCACAACGATAATGCGGAAATTACCTACGGCACCGAACTCACCGCGAGCAAGCGTACCACCGTCAGCATACTGTACTGCCGGGATAAATGCTTTGTCGCTGTGATAATCAGTCATCCGCATGATTGCAGGTTGGAGTTCGCTACCGATGTAAGCATAACGAGCAGCATTGATGACACGAGTGTCGATCATACGTGAACCAGAAATCAACTGAGTGTTCTTTGGTGTCCGGTTCTGATCAAGCTCGATATCCAACTTCACGAGGTCGTCGTATGCGATCACGTCTTCCAAGTTAGCTGCAGCGGTAGATCCCGCCAGAGAAACCGTACTAGTGGCAATACCTGCATAACGAATTACGCCGGCTGCTGCCAGAAGGTCGATCTGGAGTTGATCTTCCGTTATTTCGTTGGCGCCCTTAACGGCTTCCATGGTGATGTGGCTGAGAAGCTGATCATCTGTATCAAAATCCAAGCTTTCCTGGGTGTATTCGTCGAAGAAACCGAATTTCTCAAGAGTACCTGACAACATGATACGCTTATGACCAACCCTGTTTACACGTCCACCAAACTCGGTGAGTGCAGGCAGTTTAGCCGTAATAGTACCAACGTCCTTGCTTGAACCATACAGATTACCGTAATCGGTGAATTCGTCACCAGTGGTTTCTGTAGTTTCTGTCCAACCAGCAGCTTCAATAGTAACTACGCCAGCAGCATAGTTAGCATCAGAAGATGGGATCCAGCCGTTCATAATCAACCAGCTAAATTCCTGTCCTTCAGCTACATTTTGAGCAGCAGTCTTTGCAGCACCAATGCTACCACCCTGAGCTTGACCCCAGAAGTAGTAAGTACGTCCACCATCAGCCGCAGGAGCGACCAATTTCAAAACGTGGGTAACGATGGTCGTAGCTACTACAAAATCTGCAACTAACGAAACACCATCAGCTTGGATACCCTGATCACTTTGGTTGCGATCATCGAGCAAAGGCATGTAATGGAACAACTTGATGGTCTTACCCATGTTCTTCGGCATATTGGTCACATTGGCCAATTGTCCAAAGTACATTTCTTTGGCAGCTTCAACAAGTGCTCTCCGTCGATAGAAATCGACCCGGATTTGGGGGCCTACATCAGATGTAGTTCCTGCGGTATTTCCGTAACCGTGAGGATTTTCAAAAGGCATAATAATGCACTCCTTATTTTTTGAGTTTACATTACGTTAGGGTCGACGAATCAAATTTTTCGATCTCTGCATCAGACATCTGTGAAAAATCTGGAGCCGCTTTCCCACCGCTTATTCCACTTTTGGTAGAACTTGCAGCACGTTTGCGATTCTTTCGCTGTTTTTCAGCTTTCGCTGAATCTGATCCAGAATCCTGTGCTGAGTTCTGATTGTCCTCTCCATTGTCGGTGTTGCTAAGCTGGTCTACCCCTTTAAAGGCATTAGCTTTATGCATTGCATCGCCAATTTGGTAATAGGCATTCAGATCAGACAGGCCCACAAGACGCCCGAAAGTTCGCTCACTTGCGACTCTATCCATGACTTGATCATAGATTCCTGAGTCGATGTGCTCATCAATCATAGCAATAATTGCAGGATTGTCTTGCAACATGGTTCTACTCTTCGTATCCATTTCATTGGTGATAACTTCAACGGTTCTGTTAAAGGACGGATTGCCCTTAATTTTATCAAGAACTTCCGTGACCGCTAATTCCTTATCGCCCATAGTATGGTCAGTGGGAGAATAGTTTTCCACGTCGTCCTCATTAGATAATGTCATTGGATCAATGTCAGCATCTTTGAGGAGCTTTTTAATCGCCTCTGGACTCTTTCGGTCCAGGTCAATTAAAAAGTTGATCTTTTTAGGATCAAGAAGTCCGGCTTTCTCCAGGGTTCTTATTACCCGCATATGAGGTTTCATACTCTCCATCTTCCGAGAATAATCTACACCCATTTGCATCAAGCGACGGGCATCATCAATATTATTTAATGATACTTCCCGCTTGGCAGCCCTGAAAGGAGCCATGAGCTTCTTATACTCTACTTCAAAATTGATGGTATCTGAATCAGAATCTTCCTCATCATCGTCTGAATCATCCTGATCCGAAGATTGGTCGTCTTCGGAAGAATCTCCAGATGAATCTAAGTCCGTACTCTCAGTGTCATCACCATCATCCTTATCAGTAGAGGTATCACCTGCGCCATCGCCTTGGTCTTCTGAGGAACTATCTTCAGAGTCAGTACCACCTGTATTCTCTGAATCGTTACCCTCGTCGGATTCGCCGTCCGCAGCCTGGTCATCTGCTGAGGTGTCACCCTCAGCGTCAGAATTATCGTTATCTTCGTTATCTTCGTTTTCTTTGTTTTCTTTGTTTTCTTTGTTTTCTTCAGGAGGTATTAAACTCTCTGGAGAATCCATACCCATAATTTCAGCGTCTGTAAGTTCCGCTACTGTTTTCAGTGGTGCATTGTTGTCTTCGTTTGACATATCACACCTCCGAAACGCCTAACTGTTCATTTAGAAGTTGTTGATGAGTTTCTTCATCAGCAACAAGAGCCTGATCTGCAGCATTACCTCTTGTTTCTATTGTAATCAAAAATTGTCGTAAACCGCCAATACTGGTAATTATATCATTAGCTAAGGCATATTGCATTGCACCCTGTTCACCCATACGACAATTTGGAGAACCTCGCAAACTTACAATACGTTCAGCTTCTTCTTTAAAAAATCCTTCCAGGATAATATCTTTAAAGTCTGGATTATCATACAAGCGTAAAAGTGTATTCTTTCTAGTTTGGCAGGCTTTAGCCTCTTCAATAGTTATTTCAATTTCTTGAATATTGCGTTCTACCTCGTTCATTACTACTTACTCCTCATTGAGTGGGTTGCCCGGATTGGGTATTGCCACTTTCTGGTGAAAGTATTGCTTTGGTGACTTCTAAGTTCTCATTTGCACGAGCTTGTTCACCTACAACTTCTTTTGCTCTTTCCTGTGTTACCCCGGATTCTGTTTCAACAAATTCCAGATCTTTCAAATCTCTTTCTGAGTCAGCTTTACTTGCTTGTGAGCGGTCTAACTGTGCTTCAGCTCTATTTTCTTCAGCTTCCGATTTTGTCTTATCAATCTCAGCTACAAGTAATTCAATTTCCAATTCTGCCTTCTTAACCGCCAACGGATCAGGTTGCGGTTGGAATTCTTCAATTCGTTTAGCCAATTCAGGCATCTTGCGTAACTTGGCTATTTCTGCCCGGATCATCCGCACTTCTGCTGGATCCGAGTTGGGCCCAGTCGTTTGCAACATAAATGCTAACTCCTGTGCCTTGGTATCATCGGCCTCTGCGGTACTGATTTTTAACTTAATATCAACCTTACCTTGGAGGTCATCCCGCTTAATTGTAACAAACTCTTCGTTAGTTATGCGAATTATTTCTTCTTCTGATAGAAAAACAGCATTCATCGCCATAACTTTCCTACCAATTTGTACTACTCCACTAGCGAGTCTGCGGAGTATACCTAATTCCCTCTTACCGGCCGCATCAATAGCGGACCTGGCAGCAGTAGCAGACCTGCCTAACCCTTCCCCACTAATCCCACCATGGAAGGCTTTTACGCCGGTTAATGATTCTGCTTCATTGTTTTGTAACTGCAACATGAATTGAGCGGATTGTGGTATTTCAGGGAACTTGTGAGTATGAAATGCCATTTGAGGATCAATATTGGCATTAAAAGAATAATCCGTTCCGGCTTCAAATTTACGAAGATTGGTAACATCCAGGGCATCTTTTCGATACCCTATCTGTCCAACGGCTGAACGACCCATCATGTCGATCATACCGCGAGTCACGGCTCCCGCAATCTTCTGGTTATCTTCAAGTAAGGAGCCATCAGGTTCGCCATATACACTCTTCCGTTTAGGTAAATACGGAATAAGTACAAAGGGTAATTTTCCATCAGGGAAAGGAGATCTTTCCAAGCGAATCATTACGTCACCAACCCAGGCTGAGACAAATGCAACGGTCATCCCTGTATTATCAATATCCCAAAAACCCCAATACTCAAATACATCAAATTTCTTTCTAGGTTTATCCTTGAAATTGAATGAGCCCGTATCTTCAGATTGTTCAGTATCGGTCTCTGCATTTTGTATGGCATTGCGTTCTATGTTGATATGATCAAGATTTACATACCGACCATCTTTCTCTAGATCGCTCTTACTCGTTTCAAACTTATGAATAATAAAGGCAGCATTATCCAAAATACCTTTACATGTTGGATCGATAATAGTAGAACTAAAATCGGTAACCTCTACCGTAGGTTGATTTAGAATAGTACGTTTTTCTTTACGTGTAGGCTCATCAGGATCCACCTTGAGTTCTACTAATTCTCCCATTTCTAGGGACAATTGAGCCGTCTGTAATAGCTCTGGGGGTAACTGTTGTGATGCTCCCTCTGGATCTTGCATCATGAGTCCAGCAGCTTGTTCCACCATATCTTTATGAAATTGATTAGTGATAGGAGTAGGAACCAAGTTCTCTACTTCAATTTCCTCTTCTTGAAAATCCCAACCAACACGGACTATGATGGAACCCTCATCCACACCTGCTCGTACATACTCATCAATAAAGGCAACTTTATCCAATTTTGTATTAAATTGGTTATTGATGACTAAACCATTTTGTTCTGCGGCATCCCTATCTTCAAAAGTGACCGGTTCAGTAGTAAACAAATTCTCATGGGAAAGAAAAGATTCAGACAGGGCAGCATAGCGCCATTCAGCTTGTTTGCGGATGAGCTTCGGTACAATTTGTGAGCGACCTTTACGGAATTTAGGTTTAGCAGCACCCGTCACATTCAAGTTGTCTAGCCAGGTATTTACCTGCGTAACATGATTATTATGATGATTTGCTGCATCCATATAATCCTGTTTGAGGTCTTCCAGTTTAGGTGGATTTGCCCAATCAGTCTTTACTCTGAGTTCTGCCCGGTCAAGGGTCTCAACAATCTGTTCGTCAGCCATGAATTCTTATTCCCATGTATGTATTGAATTATATAGGTTATTCGTGTGGAATAACAGAACGAGGTGATATTTCTACGCGGGTATCCGACGTACGAAGTCCAGGAGCCTGTATTTTACTGGCCTGCCGATGCCGTATACCATAAATAGCTAAAGAGATGGATACAACTAAACCAACCCACCAATATGGTACTTTTGCCAAGTAATCAAACCCCAATAATACATAATCCTGGACTCCGGGAATAAATACTCCAACGAAGGGCCATAAGAAAACAGCCAATACGATCTCATCTTTAATCGATTCTCTTTGTTGGTTTACGTATGACATTTCCCAAGTTTGTATGTGGTGTTGCTGAGCAGCCTTTCGTTCATCCGCAGCTTTCTGTATGGCTATCTTGCCGTCCAATTTAGCCAACTTTAACGCATTTTTGAGTTTACGTTTTTCCTTGTAATACCCAATTACGGAATCTGGAAGAGTTCCGGCTAACTTGGATAAGAGTGTACTCCACATATCATATTCTCCAGTAAATTTCTAAATGACCCAGATCCATAAAAGTCTGGTCCGTTGTTTGTCCGTCCATGTCCCAGTCACCACCCCACCTGAGGCGATAACCCAAATTCTCTGCAGCACCCATAAAACAGCCTGCTACTACTGCAAAAGCAAGCCCATCATCCCAATCAATCCCATCTTTGTATGGAGCGAAGTCCAAAGCATCACTGACTTCCCATTGATGCATCACATTTTCATCCTGCGTACGATTATGTCTGGAAAGAGGATACTGTAGTTTACTCTTTCCTAACATATACAGGGCTGTTTGTTCTTCCTCTCCTCTTAACCCATAGATAATTGTAATATCATATGGACTTATACGTAAAGCTTCCTTGGCAATTTCTTGTAGGATTGGATGACATGTTTTTAAACAGCGTCGGGATCCTTTACCATATTTATGAGTAATCATTCGTATTGTTTCCTTAGGCAACCAGGTGTTGTAACATATCCTGATCCACCTCCACTACGCGTAGTCCACGTTACTCCAAAGGAACCATTCTCAAATTGAGCAGAACCATTGGGTAACCAAATAGATGGTCTCTGTGCGGAATAGGTATCTCCCAACCACAATGAACCATTCTCTCCGGGATTCTTAAAATCTCCATTTGAATCCCAAATTCTGTTTCGTGTGACAAGATCTGAGAAATCTAAAGCAACCGCAGACATGGCAGCAGGACCAACTACACAAGTAGGCCAACCGGAAGATATGAAAATAGGATTTGATGCACCTGTGGCGGCAGAGGATCCTACAAAGAGCCTTTCGGATCCTTCGTGGAATTCCGAAGCTCCCGGGTTGTCAAGCGTTTTAACGACGGTACACCCCGGATTACCATTCACAGCATAAGATAAGCCCGTAGCGGTCAAACAGAGCCCTACCTGATACCATTTATCATCTGCTAACCAACTCACCCCATCTTCGTCACCTAAATCAAAATTATATCTTTCAGTCCCTGTATTGGTATTCCGGGAGAGGATACGTAAAACAATATTTCCACTGCCGTCGTCAATGTAAAAAACAGCGAGGGGTGGGTTTTGTCCAAAAGCTCCTACTTCCCCAATACTAAAGAATCCACCTGCTACAGAACTATCTGACCATCCACTTCTAAATAGAAAACTGAAGATAATTGTACAAATATTGTTAACAAAAGGTTGAGCTGCAGGATTTAGTGCTCCAGGGCCACATTCAGATACCATACCCCGGATACCACGGGCTACAGGAGGACCTTCGTCCCTATCTTGCCAACACGGAAAATTCCAAGGTCTTATACTCATGGAGTTATCTTTGCTCCTATACCGTTATTAATTATAGTGGCTGGATCTTGAAGAAGATGGTCACCGGGTGTTCCATATGCATCTGTCGTTGCACTAAATGTCTTTTCAAAATTAACGGATTCATTATAAGTGGCTGGTTCGGTTTTACCGGTATTTCTATAAAAGCTAGGTCCAAAAAATACTTGTGGCTGGGTGATATACCAACCTTCCCATTTGCCTGGATCCCGATACCATCCATCCACACTCCACAGCGCTTTTGGTACAAGAGAACAG